GCCACCCTTCGGTCAGACTTGATCATCCCCGAGGTATTCAGCCCCTACGTCATCGAGGAATCGACCCGTTCCGACGCATTTTTGCAGTCGGGTGTGGTGCAACCGATGGCCGAGCTGAATACTTCCGGCGATGGTTCCGGAGATTTCGTCTCCATCCCTTACTACAAGGCAAACCTTTCTGGTGACTTCGAGGTGCTGACCGATAGCACTTCCTTGACTCCAGGCAAAATCGAGGCAGATCGTCAGATTGGCGTGCTGCTTCGCAGAGGCCGGGCGTTTGAGGCGAGAGACCTTGCGGCCCTCGCATCTGGCTCGGACCCCATCGGAGCTATTGGCCAGAAAATGGCCAAGTACGTCAACCACCAGAAGCAAAAGGATCTCGTGTCCTGCCTGTCTGGTGTGTTTGGTTCGCTGAACGCCAACGACTCCAACAGCGCCTTCTTCGGCCTTTGCTTGGACTCTGAATCTGGCGATTCACCTACCTCACTGACGCCTAGCCACGTTGCACGCGCCAAGAACCTTCTGGGCGACCAGGGCGACAAGCTGACCGCCGTGGTGATGCACAGTGCAACGTATTACGAGCTTGTCGAAAGGCGTGCCGTGGATTTCGTCGCAGCAGGCGATACCACTGCAGGCGCAACCGCAAGCGGTGGTTCCTTTGAGGGTGCCTTCGGCAATCCCACTGTCCCAAGCTTCATGGGCCTTCGGGTGATCGTCTCAGATGACGTTCAAACCACAGGTAGCGGCGCTTCCACGGAGTACGCCGTTTACTTCATGACCCAGGGCGCTGTCGGCGGTTCTGAGCACACTG